ATTAAAGAAGGTTGGGTAACGTCAAAGTATATTGAAATGATCCATGCTGGTGTTATTCCATTCTTACATCCGTCATATGATATGCAAGGTCACACACCTATTCCTGAGATCTTGCGCCCAAAAACACCTGAAGAATTCCATAAAAATCTTCAATATCTTATTGATAACAAATTGGCATATGAGCAAACAATCTACGAATTGCGTAAAGCTGTTCTTAAACCTGAATATTATGATGGTAGTTTTATTAATGATAAAATCTTCACCGCATTTGACAGTAACTATAAGAGACCAGATTTAACTGGATATGAAGTTCAAAAACCAGCAACACTCGAAGCATTTTTTTAAATAAGGATATATTATGAACAAAGAAATTACCTGGGCTCCAATCATTCCACTAATCGGCGGTCAAATGCTAGGAGCGGAAAAAGCATTCGGCAAGCCACCTGAAACAATCTATTCCTATCCTGACTTTGGAGCAAACGATAGTCACTATGTTAACTATCAGAATGTAACAAAAGGTCGAGATATTGCCTATACAATGATTCCTGAAGCCGCAAAAAGATCACTTGATGTTGTCAGCGGTACACCACCTTGTGCTGCATTGTCACAATTGAATACTGCAAAAGCGCCTGACGCAAAAGGTGCAGGTTGTGAAAAGAACGAATGGATGTACGAAGTTTTTAAAGAAGGTATTAATAGGTTTGAAGCCAAAGCTATTATTGTTGAAAACGCTCCTGCACTATTTACTAATAAAGGTCGACCTGTAGCAGATAAACTATTTGACATTTGCAGCAAAGCAGGTTATAGTATGACATTATATAAAACATCAACAAAATATCATGGTATTCCACAAGCACGTGACCGTACCTTTGCTATTGGTTGGAAATCAGAAACTGCACCTATTATGGATTGGCATAAACGCCCACGTCGTAGATTTGATGAATATGTAAACGATGTCAAAGATGATGCACTACACCAAGATTTGATTGTAAACAAAAACCTAATGGATGAACCTTATTATAATTTTGTTGAAGCAATGCTACCACCAGGATCAAATATGACAGCACGTCAAGTTATCCGTGAGATTGCGGCAACGGCATTTGGATATGTAAACAAATCAGGTAAAATTCAAGAGGCAAATAAATGGATGCACGAGACAGGACATACACGTGGGATACACGTAACTGACCATGCCATCAAAAAGTTTGCTCAAGGTTTGGGCGTTTGGGATGCATCAGTCCATGTGTTTGATGATTGTATGAATGCTGTTATTGGACGTAACCTTGCAGACACAGTACATCCGCACTATGACCGTTCACTAACAATCCGTGAAGCATTGTATTTGATGGGTTTCCCTGATGATTTTGAGTTGCTTAATGGAATGACTTCTATGAACCACATTGCCCAAAATGTTCCTGTACCAACATCTCGTGATATGCACTTGCAGATTGCAAAATTCCTTAACGGTGAACTACCTATGTCTGAAACAAACTATTTGCGTCAGAATAATCATACTGAAAAGACAGAAATGGATGTCCGAGGTACAAGTAATCAACCTACATTAGAGGAGTTCTTTGCGTGAGAAACGATCTTATAATTGACTTCGAAACATTCGGAAAGGATGCTAATAAATGTGCTGTAATCGACTGTTCGGTTATGGTATTCAATTGGGATAAGTTTCTTGATGAGCCATACAACTTCAACGATGTTGTAAAGGCAAAACGGTTTAAACTTGATGTTGTTAATCAGGTTAAAAAGTATGGATATGAAGTTGATGCATCAACAGTTAATTGGTGGGAGTCACTAGGTCCTGAGGTGCGTAGGCATATCAAACCAACACCCAATGATTTAACTGTTGAAATGTTCTGTTCAGAGTTTATGGATTATTTGATTAGCCAACCAAACATTACATATTGGTGGTCAAGATCAAATACGTTTGATCCTATTATTCTAGGTCGTTTGTTTAAATCACAAAACAAACTTCTACACATGGAAGAATACCTAAAGTTTTGGAGAATACGAGATACACGTACTTATATTGATGCAAAATTGGATTTCCCAAAGATCAATGGTTTTTGTCCAATCAATAGTACAGAAGTGTGGGAAAATAATTTTAAAGAACACGATAGCTCATGGGATATTCTTGCGGATGTTATGCGTTTGCAGGCAATCCATCGAGCTGAAAATGATATGGAGATGATATGAGTAATAAAATAGAAGTAACAGTTGAGGAATTACGAAAGTTTTCCCTCTTCATAGCAAGTCCGATGTATGGTGCCCAATGTGCTGGCTCATATACAAAGGCTTCAACAGATTTGGCTATGATGTGTGCTGCAAATGGCATCACCGTAAAGTTTTATTATTTGTTTAATGAAAGCCTTGTACAGCGAGCACGTAACTATTGTGTTGATGAATTCCTAAGGTCAGAATGCACCCACATGGTCTTTATTGATTCTGATATTGGTTTCAATGCAAAAGATATTCTTGCAATGCTTGCGGTTAACATTTCAGATCCTGAGAATTATAATATCGTAACAGGTCCTTACCCAAAGAAAACAATTGCTTGGGAAAAGGTAGCACGTGCTGCCAAAGAAGGTCGTGCTGATAAAGATCCGTTTGAATTAGAAAACTATACTGCTGATTATGTTATGAACCCGGTTCAAGGACAGGCAACATTTAATGTCGGTGAACCAATGGAGGTTGCAGAAGCAGGTACAGGATTTATGCTCATCCCACGTGAAACACTTATTAAATGGAAAGAAGCATATCCTGAGATGAGTTATAAACCTGACCATGTTCGTACTGAAAACTTTGATGGTAAAACAATGATCCACGCATTCTTTGATTGTATGATTGACCCAGTATCAAAACGGTATCTATCGGAAGATTACTTCTTCTGCCGTAAAGCACGTGATATTGGATTAAGAATTTGGACTTGCCCATGGATGCAGTTGCAACATATTGGAGCATATGTATTCAAAGGTTCAATGGCACACATCGGTTCACTCGGTGCACCACTAACTGCTGATAAAACATCTCAAAAAGCAAAAAAGCCATTGACAAAAAGGCAAAAGCGTAATAAAATAAACAGATAACACAATGACAGGAGTCTTATATAATGCAATTTTCTGACCGTACTCTGACTATTCTGAAGAGTTTCTCTACTATTAATAAATCAATTTTGATGCAACCAGGTAGTGTATTGAAAACAATCACACCTGAGAAAACATTGCTTGCATCAGCAACAATTCCAGATCAAATTCCATCACAGGCTTGTATCTATGATTTGTCAAGATTTCTATCAATTTTGTCACTTCATTCAAATCCGGATGTAGAATTCCATGATAAATACTTTATTATCACAGAAGGTAAACAGCGCACACGTTATGCGTTTGCTGATATCTCTATGATTCATACACCACCTGAGAAAGAAATTCAGATCACAGACGCTGACGTTGAAGTGGCGGTATCGTGGGAAGATATCCAATCAGTGGTGAAAGCAGCAGGTGTGCTTCAGTTCTCTGAAGTTGCATTTGTTGGACAAGATGGCAAATGCTATCTTAAAGCCATTGACTCATCTAGCGAAAGAGCTGATGATTATGGTGTAGAAATCGGTGTAACACCCGACACATTCAAAATTATCATCAAGACTGATAATTTGAAACTCCTACCTCAGGACTACAAAGTTACGCTTTCAAGTAAAGGTATCTCTGAGTTCAAAGGTAATGAAGCTACATATTACGTAGCAATTGACACAAAGTCGACTTATAAGAAAGGATCCTAAATGGAAAACGAAAATCAAGAGCAAGAGAAGGTACAACTCTCGCTACAAGATATCGCAACAGTTGTTCAAATGATTGATGTTGTATCACGCCGCGGCGGCATTGAAGGCCGTGAATTGGCAGGAGTAGGCATGCTCCGCAACAAGTTGGAAATGTTTTTGCAACAGAACGCTCCACAAGGTGAAGCACCTCAAGGCCAAATGCCTATGGATGCGCCTGCTAATGTTCCAGCAGATGCACCGCTCGCTGACAAAGTTCAGTAAAAACTTCGGGGGTGAAATGCCCCCACCTTATTTTTTTATATTATGAAATGGTGATTAAATGGCTGTAGATGCAAAAGTAAATGAAGTATTGTGGGTTGAACGATATAGACCTCAGGTTATCGAAGACACAATCCTTCCGCAAAAAACTAAAGATATGTTTAAAAAATTCGTATCTGATGATAGTATTCCTAATCTGTTATTGAGTGGTGGACCAGGTGTTGGTAAAACAACAATTGCAAAAGCAATGCTCGAAGAAATGGGTTGTGACTATATTGTTAAGAACGGATCATTGAACGTAAACATTGATACCCTCCGCTATGATATTTCAACATATGCGTCAGCGGTATCACTTCAAGGCGGCCGTAAATATGTTATCTTTGATGAAGCAGATTACCTAAATGCTGCTAACGTGCAACCCGCACTCCGTAATTTTATTGAGGAATTCTCATCCAATTGTGGTTTCATCTTTACGTGTAACTTCAAAAACCGTATCATTGCACCACTCCGTTCTCGTTTATCAGAAGTTGATTTCAGTATTGAAACCAGTGACCGTCCTAAACTTGCGATGCAATTTATGAAACGAGTAGAGGCAATTCTTGAAACGGAAAACGTCGCTCACGATAAAGCGGTAGTTGCAAAAGTAATCCAAAAACATTTTCCTGACTTCCGTCGTGTTTTAACTGAATTGCAATCATATGCAGCTTCGGGTAAAATTGATGAAGGTATTTTTATTAATCTTAAACAAGAATCAATGGATGCACTGTTTGAATTACTCAAAGCAAAAGATTTTACCAATATGCGTAAATGGGTTGCTAAAAACAGTGACCAGGATATGAATGAGATGTTCCGTCGTATCTATGATATGTCAAACGATAAAATTGAAATGAGATCAATGCCAGGTTTTGTTGTAACACTTGCTGACTATATGTATAAGGCCAACTTTGTTGCTGACCTTGAAGTTAACATGGTTGCATTCTTAACCGAAATTATGATAGAAACGAGTTTCAAATGAGTGAATGGATTAAAAAACTTATAGGTATGCACACTTGTTTTAATTGTGAAAGCACTGTTAATAAGAAAGACATTTACAGTGTTGACATTGATACCGCGGATGGACCGTTACACCTAAAGCTATGTCAAAATTGTGCCGATGACTTTGATGATATGCTTAAAGA